TCTGAACTGGAAGCCGCGGAGAAAAACCGGATCATTTCAGTATGTTTAACCAGACAACGTTAATCAGTCCCTGTTAGGGTAGCACCCGAATTTTGAGCCCGTCGGAAGGTGTTCACCGGGGCAACATCACTCTTATTCTCTTTACTTTTGTTTTAGTTCTTTGTCTTCATTGTTAATAATTAATGATAATAAATTTAAAATAATTTTCAAGCCCCGAGTAGGTCATCATAAGCGCATCCCTCGTGGAACTCACCAAAACTAGGCTCTCCAAACCTAACTTGGACCTTGCTAAAATGGTCCTCAAGTACCATCTACTCCAACGGGGTAATTCCAAACGCTTTCCAGAAACTGTACCTAGTCCGGGGATGTACGTCGGTAACAGTATGAGTCATTCCTTTTGAAAGCATGTAGAACCCAGATTCAATTGTTGGAGCGATTTCTTAATCGTTTGCGGAGCTGTATGTGTTTGGAAAGGCTTAGTAAAATTTGCTATATACAGGAATATCGCCAGCTAGAGCAAGGCCTCCTTTATGGACACAAGAACACCACAGATCAAACACATCACGGCGTGACAAGTCACACCTACTGTGTATGTCCTTGGCGATTGCTGATGCAGGATTCCGCACCATCTTATATCCATTCGGGGTCCAAACTGGTTTGGTCTAACAGAAATTGATGTGTTCAAACTAGTCGACCACACCTTCCGATTCCATAGTATAGCCCATAGCATCAAACCAGGATACTAAGTCGCTGATGAGAGGAAGGTCTTTGCGTTCAATAATCAAGACGCAATCATCGCCATTGTTGGCCAACCTCCACTTACATCTGTTATGCATGTATGAATATATCAGGCCAACCATAGTAAAACAGTTACCACTTGAAGTGTTCATATCTCCAGACGCTCGTGTACCTTCAACTTCGTATTTGACCCTCAGTCCTTCTTAAGGAAAGACTGCTGATCCCCTGTTTAGGAGCTAACAATCCAACAACTATTTCAAATCGTGCCTATATTCTTTTGGCACCATTCGTAACCATTGTTAGTGTTCGACTTTGAGGGAGGCAATATGTTAATGCTAATCAAACCTACTAGCATCCAAATCAATGGCTACTGGATCAACAAATTGCTCCCAATGGTGTCTCATCACCTCTCCTTGTTTTAATGCGTTCATACCTTTAAATACAACTGGGAAACCGCAGACACGTTCAAGAATGCGAAACATAGCCTTCTCCAAGTGAGCTATATAACATCCTAAAAGGACGTTAAACTCAGGAGTTCTTGGACTAATGTTCCGTGGTGCCTTGGCGAGTTTGTCTCCTAACACTTTCTCGACCTTTACGAAATTACTCAGGCGGGACAACCTTTGTAAATCGACCTTACCAGCTCTTTCCATCTGCTCCAGGTTCGCTACTGCACGTAGATAGTTCCTATAACGTCTGCCGTTGAACTTGTACCTTTCACAGAATACGAGTCTATCAACGGGGGGCGTTACGAAACTATAACGTTTTAGCTCATCAACAAATGGTTAGAACTGTTAACGGTAAAAGGTCTCAGTAGGGGGGGTAGTTTCGACCTACCCTTCCTCCTTCCGGACTGTTAGGACACGTTAAAATACTGATACAGCAAGGTTTGTCGAATTGTGTTGGTGACATCCAACCTTGCTGCTAATCCCAAAACCTCTTAATTTATATAGCCGCGGAGGTGTTTTCTTGCGGCATTGCCGCCCTTTCACCGGGACAGACTCAACCCGCATCCAGCCACGCTAGCCACGCCAACACACAGGATGGTTGAGATGACTAGTGCACGCCGGTTGAGAGGCAATCCCAGAAAATTTGGCGACATAATATCCTTAACTTACTCCCTACGAGCAAGTTACTTCCTACACTTGCGCTACTACAATAGCTAAACATACTCTTGATCAACAAACAATATTTCGTTGATGCTCTTTTCGATCACGTGGAGGAGATCACACCTACGGATAGGTAGCCTCAACTCCTTAATGATTCGCCTGATGATGTCGCCTAACACTAAGCTGTCAGCTATGCCATCAGAATAAGCTCTTCTGTTGTAGTTTTCGTCAAAATGGGTGACAATTCTTGCCACGGCGGCATAACGACCAGAGTACCGGGGTGCACTCTATTCTTCCTAAACCCACTCATTGTCAAGGTCAGCGGTGGCTTTTGAGATATAGTTGTGGTCAATCGCAGCTTCCCAACTGGACTAATCAAACTACACCACGCCGGCCACGGCCTCCTATGTCACCCGTTTGCACCACCCGACACCGAACTTATTGGTGGCGCGAACGGAAGTAGCAACAAGGGAAAGGAGACTGCTACTAAGTCCTTTATGTAAATCCT